GTCTGGTGATGAAGTTGTAGGCACTTATGCTGGAGCTACTAGAGATGTAGCAACACTTAAAGCAGATATGCTGAACACAATCAATTTACAAGTAGCCTCTAAGCAAAGTGCTATAGATTGGTATTGGGCGAGAGCAGACAAGGGTGGCACAGCAGTACCGAGTAATATTGCTACTTATGCTACGACTATCTATAGTGAACAAGCTACTAAAGAGAGTGAGGTTGCAGCCTTATCTACCTTGGATGCTATAAAGTTATATGAAGCAACACCTTATACTGAAGTAAGAAGGACAGGTGTTGGTGATGAAACTACATCATCTACTAGACATATTAATATGCTACAACATTGGACAGCAAATCCTACAGATGAAGTGGATGAAGCATTTGTGAGTTTAACTGCTGACTGATAATGGCAATAAAGATAATACTTATACTGACAGCATTAATAATGGTAGGATGCAGTGTCTTTCCTAGCACTACTACTATAAGTGCTACTACCAAAGCTACTAGCGATGCTGTACCTACAGTGAAAGTACAACAGAATTTCAAGTGGAGTAAGTAATGAATGGAATGAAAGTACCTCTAGCGATAGTAATGGCAATAGCAATTCAAGCGGGAGCGATGCTCTGGTATGTTAGTGGTATAGACCATAGAGTAAATACTATGTACGCAGAGTACCAACAGTCCAATCAGAAAGCAGTTATAGAAAACCAAGTGCGTATGGAAATGAACCTCCAACAGGTTATGAAGGCACTTGCAATTACAGCAGTACAAGTTGATAAACTTACAAACATATCAGAGAAACTAAAGAAGTCTAATAATACATTAGTAAAGCAGAATAAGCAGATTAAGACTCAACTGAATAATATTAAGAAACAAATTAATCAAAGTAAGACTAAGAAGAAAAAGAAATCAGATAAGAAGGTAGGATGAGTAAACCAATAATAGCATTAATAGTTGTAGGTGTGATTGTTTTTATAACAGCGATGGTAATAGGTGTTGATAGTCTAATGTGTACTCCACCCTGTGTATGACAGATATAGAAAGGTCTACTTCTAGGTGGCGATGGACTGCATTAATAATATACCTGCTGATTTGCTTTTACGATTTTCTATTTGTACCAATTTGGTACGGACTTAATAGACCAGACATCTCGCAGTTTATGGACATAATAAATTCAACAGAGGACACCCTAGTTCAAATGGAATTGATGAAGAAACTGACAGGACAACACAATCCCTTTACCCTTATGGGCGGTGGGTTATTTCACTTAGCCTTCGGTGCAATCTTAACAGGTAGTGCAATTGGCTCAAATAAGTAAAGGACATTATGGAAGAGAGAGTTGCTAGAATGGAAACAACATTAGACAGACACGATTCACAAATAACTAAGTTGTTTAGTCGTGTTGATGAAACTAATAGATGTATTCAGAAGATTAATAATAGTATTCTACAGATTAAGTGGAGTGTTTATGGTGCGATTGGTTTCTACATCATTACCCAGATTGGAATTATTGAGGCATTTAGGATAGCTTTATAATGGCATATAGTGCAGCAGTATTAGACCACTATAACAAACCTAGAAATGTAGGTGTGTTGGATGCAACTTCTAAAGATGTCGGTACTGGAATGGTCGGAGCACCTGCTTGTGGTGATGTGATGAAGTTACAAATCCAAGTAAATGATGATGGTGTTATAGAAGATGCAAGATTTAAGACTTATGGTTGTGGTTCAGCAATAGCCTCTTCTTCATTAATAACTGAATGGGTTAAAGGTAAGACATTAGAAGAAGCCTCACACATTAAAAATACTGAAGTAGTCAAGGAATTAGATTTACCGCCAGTGAAAATTCATTGCTCAGTTCTGGCTGAAGATGCTATTAAGGCTGCAATTAATAACTTTAGGTCTAAAATATGATAGCGTTACTCACTAATGTAGCACCTATTATATTAGGTTTTGTTGCTAAGTTGTTTGCTTTGAAGAGTCAAGCAGCATCAGAGAATCAAAAGCTAATGATACAATCACTACAAGTTCGTAATGATTCTATCAATCAAGCTAGGGATAGAGCAGACAAAGAGAGTCCTATGGCTGCTTTGAATAGACGAGTAATTATATTTGTCATATTAGGTCTAGTTATATTTACACAAGTAGCACCTGTATGGTTTGACGTACCAACAGTAGTACCCACTATAGTTAAGGGAGCAAGTTTTCTAGGCTTCCAGTTAACTCCAGATGTGGTAGAATATGTTACTGTAGAAGGGATGTTGAAATTTGATGAGATATTCAGATGGGCGACAATGATTATAGAGTTCTATTTTGGTGCTCAATTAGCAAAAGGAAGATAATATGACATATAGAGAGATTATTAATAGTGTACTAAGAAGGCTTAGAGAAGACACCATAGACTCTGATTGGTCTGGTGCTTTATATGATTCTGTATCTGTATCGGACTATCAAAAGTTAATAGGTGAATTAGTAAATGATTCTAAAAAGAATGTAGAGTCTTATCACGATTGGAACGCTCTTAGAGAGTCATTTAATGTTAAGACATCCTCTGGTAATATGCAATATACATTAGGAGATGCTCTTAGAGGAGCTGGAGTATCATTTAAAGTATTAGATGTAATATGTCAAGATACTGGTCAGGTTTTATCTCAAGTAACAAATGATTGGATAAATGAGCAAGTATTTCCTCTAGCACAGGCTTCTACTGGTCTTCCTACTTATTATGCTTTTAATGGTATATCTCAAGCTGGAGTGGGCAGAGAACCTGATTTTAATATTGATTTTTACCCTGTACCTAATTCTGAACAGACTATCTCAGTTAATATAGTTGGTGCTCAGAAAGAATTAACTACTGCTTCTCAGGTACTTAGAGTACCTTCACAACCAGTAATTCTTGGTGCGTGGGCTAGAGCAATCGGTGAACGAGGAGAAGATGGTGGTAGTATTTCTAGTGCTGTTGCCGCAGAAGCTAGAGATTCTTTAAATTTATCTATACAGTTAGATGCTGGAAATATGGAATATGAGAGAGATTGGGTGAGAGTGTAGTATGGGATTAGAGTCTAAACCTATACAAGCCGTACCTTTAGATACTATTGGTATTGATGGTATAGATACACAAACCACAGCTACAGCTTTAGGTCCTAATTGGTTTACTAAAGCAGATAATATTGTCTATACAGAAGGTGGTAAAGTTGCATTTCGTAAGGGTTTGAAACAAAAGACTCTTACTGGTGGTGCTAAAGTGGGAGCTTTAGTAGAACACTACACTGGTTCAGCTTATAAAATATTTGGTGCTACGAGCACTAATATGTATGAAGTTGATTTAACAGATAAGGATAATGCGTGGATAAATGTTTTTGCTACAGGAGCTGCGGGTTCTGACTGGCAGTTTTCAAACTTTAATAATGAATTGTTTGCCTGTCAAGATGATGAAGACCCTTTAGATTATCATTCTAGTAGTTGGGCGAAGTTAAAGGATGTTACAGGATATACAGCACCGCCCGGAGTAACTACATTTGACCCTAGTTGTATGTTAGGTTTTTATGGTAGAATGTGGGCTGGAGGAATAACTGAAGAGAATGATGTTCTATACTATTCTAAGTTATTAGATGCTCATAAATGGGCTACTGCAGATACTGGTGGTTATATAGATTTAAAATCTGTATGGGGACAAGATAAAATAATAGCTATACACTCTTTCGCAGGAAAGATAGTAATATTTGGTGAGAAGAATATAGCTATATATAATAGTCCTGATATAATAGGAAGTATAGCTTTAGATGAAGTTATTACAGGAATCGGGTGTGTATCCAGAGATTCAATTCAATCTGTTGGTGATGATTTATATTTCTTATCTGACACTGGTGTTAGGTCTCTATTTAGAACTACACAGTTAGATAAGTTACCTCTTACAGAAAAATCTATAACTATTAAAGATGAATTAATAGCTAATATTACTGCAAGTAAGAATGTTAAATCAGTATTTATGCAGAATGAGGGTTTATATATAATATCCTTTGTCGATAGAAATGTTACTTATGTCTTTGATACTACATATAGAACACAAAAAGAAACACCAAGAATAAGTAAGTGGCTTTTTACAGATGATAGAGAACCTGCGAGTATGGCTTATACTTCTACTTATGGTCTATTAGTAGGGCAACAAGCAGGAAGAGTAGCTACTTATGAAGGTTATTATGATGTAGATTATAGTGGTTCTAGTGTATATACTTATAATAACTATACGAGTTCTTTTGCTACAGTTTGGTTAGATTTAGGACAAGGGGTTCAAGCCGCTATACTAAAGAGATTAATTATGGTAGTAGCAGGAGGTCAGGGTACGGATGTAGGTGTACGATTATACAAGGATTTTGAAACTGAACCTAAGCTCTCACCAACATTTAAGTTGAACCCTGCGTTAAGTGGAGACCCTTCATACTGGGGAGCATCAGATGCTTTATATGGAGCGACTACAGCTACACATACACACGTTGCAGCTACACATCCAGCTTCATCTAAGTATGCTCCGATACACGGATGGAAAGAACACTCAATTCCATTATCAGGAACAGCTAAATATATACGACTAGAGTGGGACGGAGTAACAAAAGGTTACAAAGCGTCATTACAATCATTATCATTATTATTTAAACAAGGTAAAACATTATGAGTAATTATACAATAGCGGTGGGTTGGTCTGGAAAAGATGCCTTAGCAGATACAGCTGCCGGAAAAGTAGTTAGTGGAGCAGACTTCAATACGGAGTTCTCTGCAGTGCGTACTGCTGTTAATTCTAAGGCAGATACAAACGGAGATGCCTCAGAGAATTTTACTTGTAATGCCTTAACGGCTACTACAGGAACTGTAGGTGGAGAGGCTATAATAACCATAGCTTCACCACAAACATTCACTAAAGCTCATCCTACGGCTTCTGAGACAGTAACATTGGCATCAACTCAGACAGCTAATTTACTTAACTCTAATGTATTTATAGTTAGTGTACAAGGAAACCATACGCTTAATGTCTCTAATATGACATCAGGTGTTGAGGCTACCTTCTTAGTAAAGAATACAGGAGCTTATGACATTACTTTCAGTAGTGATTTCTCTTTTATAGGTGGTAATAATCCTACTATAACTTCAGGAAGTGGTAAGGTAGATTTAGTTAGATGTGTCTCAGATGGCACTAAGATGTATTGCAATATAGCACAGAATTTAACTTAAAAGGATAACCGATGGCTTGGTTTAATACAGATTGGAATATAGCGAATATGTTTAATTCCCCTTATGGGAATGTAAACACTTCAGACAATCCGTATGGTTTTACTGGTGGTGCGGGTGGTAATATGATAACACCTTGGACTAACACACAAACAGGTCAAACTTGGGATGCTCCAAACACAGGTTATCAACCACCTAATAGTAATTGGCAGATGACTGGCGGTAATAAGACTAATAATTTAGGTGAACAGAACTCAGTTTGGGGAGCACCTTCATATTATCAAGAACCTACCAGTATGTTTGGTAATTCTTATCAAGCTCAAGATGGAGGTTTCTATAATCCTAATATATTCGGACAGATGAGTTATCCGTCTCAATATAATACTAATCAGCAACCTTGGTGGATGAATTATAATACTAACAGTTCTATCGTTAATCCTCCTAATATACCAACAACATCTGTTGACCCAATGGACCAAGGTAAATATGTTGGTAATCCTAATCACGGTGGTGATGAGTATGAGACTGGTCCTGTATATGCAACAGCAGATGCTGCTATAGAAGCTGGTGATTACTGGTCTGGATATAGAAAGGACCATCAACAGTGGAGAGATAGTCAAGGTATTTATGAAGGAATAGGTAAACAAGAAGGTCAATCTGATTTACACTATCCGGGAAATCCAGACTTAGGAATACGCTCTGATAAACACCAACTAAATGCTATGGGTATGGGAGGTATGCTTGAGTCTGCTTTAAGTCTTCCTTCTAATATGAGTGCCGAGCAGAAAAAGTTACTTTCTACTATGATTAGTGCGACACCTAATGCTCAGGGAGGGAATGACTACGGAGTAATAGGTGATGGAACAGTAGTATTACCTAATGGAACTACATTAGAAACTCAGTTTACAGAGAAAGACGAACTAACCCCAGAAAATATAGAAGAATGGGCAATCAAACAAGTTGGACCTCATTTTGGAGCAAGAGGTCCTCATTATAGCCCAATAGGTTTAGAGGGTGATAATATAGATGGTGTTACTGTTATACAAGCACCGCCTTGGTCTTATAATGATAAGAATATATTTACACCAAAAAATTCTAATGTACCTTTTATATCAGATTATTCAGCAGACTCTAGGTTTACACCTGCTGGTGCAGTAAATGCAGATACGGTTAATGAAAACTCACTGATAATGAATGGACCATTCAGTGCTGAAGAAATGCAAAAGAAAGCTGAAGCAGAACAGAGAAGATATGCGTTAACAGATGGTAAAATAAATGCTAGATGGGAATCAGAACAGATTAGTAATAATCTTAGGCAACAGACTCTTGATAGTGACCCATTTATTAGAAAATTAGTGGCTGACGGTATGCTAAGTATGGACCAAGTTCCTTTCTCTCAAATAAGTCCTTATGGTCAAACAGTAGGTAATATGACTTATCCTGTTCAAGATAAAGATATAAATATATTTAATGGTGGTGATTCTAATGCTTACTTAAATTCACAGAGAGAAGCACTGGCGGCTGCAGCTGAAAGTAAGGCAAATGCTGAGGCTTATGAAGCAGAACAGAAGAAAATAGCAGAGGATAAAGCAGCAGCAGCGGCTAAAGTAGCAGAAAAAGCTAGACAAGCTAACGCAGCTCAGAAACGTATGAACGATAGATATGAAACAGGACCAGTAACACCAAACATATTTACTTCTAAGAAACCAACAGTTACTGATTATACTAAAAGCTATAGTAGGCGATATGGATTATAAGATGAATACAATTAAGGAGACAGAATAATGGATTGGGCGACAATAATAGGCATAGGGCTGCAGCTGTGGTCAGCTAACAACGCAGCCGATGCTACTACAGAAGCAGCTGAAACTTACAGTCAAGGTATAACTGAAGCAGCAAAGCCTAAGAGTGTTTATGACCCTACAGGTTCTGCTATTTGGGATGAGGCTACTAATTCTTATGTAATATCACCTTCTGACCCTATGATGGGACTCTTCAGTGCTAATATGAATGATGCGTATAGACAGAGAGCATTAATTGAAGATTATATGAAAGACCCTGAAGGTGCAGCACAAGCGAGAGCTAATAAGTCTATAGGATTTATGACTGATAAGAGAAATAAGTTAGGACAGGATTTATTAGGCACATTAAATAGAGATGGTCTTCTTACTTCTTCTTTTGGAGCAGACGCTATTAGTGACTTTGATACTGCTCGTTCTATGGAAGATTACAATATTTTAGAAGCTAATAGAACTGGAGTACAGTCTGATATTACTAATTATATAAACCGTTCTAATGCGGCTCAAAACTTAATGAAGGGTTATGGTTCTATAGGTCAGAATTTAGGAAATATAGGTATTAACTTAGCTAGTAATGCTGCTAATGCGTATCAACAAGGTGGTACTGCTATGATGAACGCAAATCAAGCGGCAGGTTTAGGTGTGGCTCAAATACCTTATGCTATAGGTCAAAACCTTATGGGATATAATAAAGTAGACCCTAATAAAAATTTAGAATTACAATCAAAGTATTATTCTAATCTAGGATATAGGCAGTAAATAATGATAATTTTAGGAGACAGATAATGGGATTATTTGACGGACAAGGAATGAATAAAGCACCAGCAACACTCAACGATATGTATAGAGGAGTTGGTACTAGCATAAATAAAGGTTTAATAGACCCTTATATGGAAAGTAAAGGATTTATCTCTGAAGAGAATCAAGTCTTACAAGTAATGCAAGGTGTAGACTTAACAAGTGCTAAATCTGTATCTGATACTTTTAATAAGATTATGGAAATTAGTCCTGCAGCGGCAAAAGAATTTCAAGACCAAGTAATGCCTATGTTAGAAGCTAATCAGACGGCTGCATCAGCGAGTAAAACTGATTTAAGTAACTTAGGAAAACATTATAGAGATGCTGCCAATGTACTAAAATGTGACATAAATGACCCTGAATGTTTTAAGAAAGTTCACGAATTAGTAGTAAAATTTAAAAAACCTGAGAGTTCTGTAACCGCAGCATTTGGTGAGGGATATGGAAAATTAGTATTAGAAAGTTTTGATGAGGCTGAACAGGCTGTTAAATCTTTACATACTATTGAAACTGGTCTTGATTTATTAGATGAAGGAATACACTCAGGAGCTTTTGCTAAAACTCAAAATGCTGCTCACGCTATCTTAAATAAAATTGGTTTAACTCCAAATAATTCGGTTAGTTCTACTCAGGCATATACAGCTACTCTAGGTAGTTTAGTAGGTCAGATTATCAAACAGTTTGGTTCGGGTACTGGTCTATCAGATGCTGACAGGGAATACGCATTAGGAATTGCAGGTGGTAATGTATCATTTGATGAAAGAGCTTTAAGAAAAATCCTAGATATTCAGAAGAGAGTTAATTTAGCCTTAATTGCTAATCATAATAAGAAGGTTGCGGATTTACCTGCAGAGTTTGCTCAAGTAGCGGGTTTGGGAGATACAACTTTATTAGTAGACCCACCTCAGTTAAAAGAAAGAGCAGCATTGAGACCTGACGGAGCTGTAAAAGGAACAGATGAAGCTACTGGAACAGTAATATGGTTATATCCTGATGGAAAATACTATACAGCTGATGGAAAAGAATTTATACCACCAGAACCAGAATAAGGAGAATTTGAATAATGGGTGAAGTTACTTTTGTACCTGATACTAATAATGGGAATACTACAAATTCTTCTGTCGTATTTACTCCTGATAAAAAAACTGATAAATTAGATTTAGGGGGTATGTTTACTATTCCTCAATGGATAGAAGAGGTAGGTCAGAATTGGGAAGGTAGGGACGAAGAAGTAGCTCAAACTCTTGAAGATTATCAAGAGGGAGAGATAGGTGCGGGTACATTCTTAATGCAGCGTTTTGGTAAGGGAGTTTCTGGAAAGGCTTGGGATTTGCTTGGTGGTATGGTAGGTGCAGGTATAGAGACATTTGGTAAGGGAATTGAACTTCTTGTTCCTGATTCTATTGAAGAGCCTATTAAAAGAGAGATGGTAGAGGCTTGGGATTGGGCTATTAATACTGAAGGTGGTTTAAAAGCACAAGAAGCATTAGCAAGTGGTATTGATGGTTGGACAGTATATAAAGAAGATAATCCACAAAATGCTAAAACGATTGAATCTATAGTCAATACTGTATTACTATTTATGCCTACTAAATTCAAAAAGAAAGCCGAACCAGTAAAGCCTGTTAAAACTGCATTTACAAATTTTGAGCGTACCGCCAAAGTTAATGTTAAAGAAAAGAGCATAAAAAAACTTGAAGAATTAATTCTACCTGCAGCGACTAAAGAATCAGTAGAAAGGACTACACTAACAGGTCCTTGGAAGACAGCAACTCTTGCTACTACTAAACGTGAACAAGCGATACTTAATGAAGTTAGGAAGATTGATGGCATCAAGCCTAATAAAAGTGCTTACCATAATTCTAGAATATTAGTAGATGCAACAAATAAGATGGGTGATGACTTAGTGAGAGTCCTAGAAAAAAATCCAGTAATAATTTCTTCACAATCAATTAATTCGAAAATAGATTATGCCTTAGCACAGATGTTAGACCCGAAAAAAGGCAATGTGTTTTTAAAGAGTGATAAGCAGATAGTTGCAGCTTTAGAACAAATGGCTATCAGAGCTAAAGAAATTTTTTCACAGTTTCCTAACACTCCAGCTGGTATATTAGCAGCTAGAAAAGAGTTTGATAATATGATAAGAAGAGAATTGGGTGATGCTGCTTTTGATGCTAAAAATGTAACTATAATGAATAGTGCTATGAAACTTGTCAGAAATGCTGCGAATGATGCAGTTAATACAGCAGTACCGAAAGCTGTTGTTAGTAGTACCTTGAAAAGACAGAGCCGATTATTTGCTGCGAGGGATGTAGTTAGCGTTAAAGCTATTAAGGAATCTAAATATGCGATTGGTCGTCTTTTCCAAAATTTAAGTAGAGTTATTGGTATCAATATGAATATAAGGAGAGCCTTAGCTGTTATAGCAGGTACATCTGTATTTGGAGTTGGCGGTTATTTAATGGCGGGTGCAGCAGGTGCTATTGGTTTTATAGGTGCAGGACATTATGCAGTTAAAGGTGTTCTCTCACCAAAAACTAGAGTTGCTTTTGCAACATTATTGAAAGAGACTAATAGAGCTATAAAAGTATCTACCAATCCTAAGATGATTCATCAACTGAGGGCTGATAAAGCTATTTTAATTGATATATTATCTTCGCCCACAGATAACTCTCCACATCAAGGAGAATAATGGCTACTAATAACTTTCTCATAGATGCCGCTCAATCCGCAGGAACTATAGCAAAGAACATTTTTGATAAGGCTGGTAATTTTGGTAGTATAGGAGGTACTTTTGTTGATTCTTTAGTTCAGAATCCGTATGGGGACGCAAATCTTATGTCTTCTGAAATGGAAGAAGAGATAATGAATCAAGTCTACTCAGATATTAGAAAGTATGGTAAGACAGACGGTGGTATAGGATATAGCGAATTAGGCTTACCCTCTATATGGACTAGAACTGGAGAACACCCTAGAGGTTTAGGAGAGGGTGGATTGTTTTCAGCTAAAAATGCAATAGCTCTAACAGGTGGTAAGATGGATTATTCTGTAAATCCTCAAACTGGAATGTTTGGTATTACAGGAGGAGCTGACTATAATTTTCCTAAAGGAGTTTTTGGAAATAATAAAGTTAGTAATGTTGTTTCAAATCATATTAATTCTGGAGGTACTCAATGGAATCCACAAGGTATTCAATTAGACCCCGCTAGAATACAGAAAGAATTACATAATTATTCTATGGGTAGTGCAGATAGACATTATGACAGAAATCAGGTTGTTCCTAAAGCTATAGATGTAGATTATGATTCTAATGAGTATTGGAAAGATTATTGGAAGGAGACTCCATACGATACATTGTCAGAGCCTCCAGTTAAAATAAGACCAGAAACATTTCCTACTCAACCGACCTCAACACCTGTAGGAACATCTGCTACTGCCTTAGCACAGATACAAGCTAATATTTCCGCTGCAGCAACAAAAGAAAAGTTACTAAACAAAAAACAAAGTATCGCACCTATAGATAGGACAAAAAAAACCACCGCAGCATCAGGAATGATGAGCAGTGGTCCTCCTAGAAGGAGTTACGCAGAACAAGCAAAAGCAGTCAATACTAAAGCTAAGAGTATGGGAGTAAAAAGCCCAATACGCAGGTCAGGTAATAGATATGGCTTTGGTCTCTAATGAGTAGTCCTTTGAATTAAAACGGCTAGTGCGTCCTTGACGTTTAAATAACCAACCTCTTTATCAATCCATTCACTCCCTTTGAACTCCGTGTTCTGAGGGAGTTTTTTTATGTGCCATTTAAAATCATATTCACCAATATCTTCCATAACTATAGGGTCGAATAGGTAAATTCTGTTACCACTCTTGTATGGCATACTGACAGCATACATAAACTCTAAATCATTATCTCGAGCATACTTCTTGTTCCAGTCGAACTTCCGTCTCTCTAAAAGAGTATCATCATAATGTTTATTACGACATTTAATCTCTAGCATAATTCCATTCTCTGTATCAAAAGCATCATACCTAGAGAACTTATCATCCATAGCAACAAAGTTATACTCATCACCCGAGTTTAACAAGTTGATTAATTCTTTTTCATTCATTTCCACTCCCCCTTCTTCGCCCAACCTTTACTGTTGTTGCTTTGAAATACAGGGGTACTAATCTTAAATTCACCTTCACCACCGCAGGAATAACATTCTGTAGGCTTCAGCCTGTCTGCCATCTTACGCATCTCAGTAAAGACTAAACCACATTTTTTACAGTTATATTCGTATATCATAGTAAATTCCTTAATTCAGTTAAAATTCGAGCTCCAAATCTTCGATTCTAGAGGACTTCTCTAGGTGAGCAAGGGGTATGGTAGGGGTCATTTTCGCCAATCTGACCGCCATAGTCTTGGATTATCTTTCTTATTTTTTTTCTTCTTTAATTCCCATTGTAGCTTGGTAGTCCCATCCATACGGACGAGACCCCAAGATTTTTTAGGTGAATCAGCCACCTATCCAGCCAAAGAGCATAGCCACTACGACAATCGTAAGGAATATCGTGAGTGACTTGTTCTTCAATACTTTGTCTATTAGTTCTTGATAATTCATTCGGATAACTCCTTACGAATATCATCATCTAACAAACGCCATATAACTACTGCGGCAATTAAACCAACCAAACCAGCAGCACCTAACTGTGCTATGATTCCAATGATTGTTCCAATGACATTGCCACCCAAGAAAGGTACTGAATGACCAAAGACAATCTGTAAAACAATTGCCAAACTAATCAACTTAATACCTACATTTATACTAGCATCTGCGATGCTCATTATTTTTTCTAACATTTACTTCTCCTTTATTGTTAAACGTTTAACATTTCAGTGTTTCGTCTACTCGTCAGTAGAACGGGTATCTGCACCCATATCCTCTTCTAATTCTGTAATTAGTCTGCCTATTCGTTGTCTCAAGATACTATTATTCATTCTTTCGTACATATCTTTATAATATTTTAATAGAATTATTTTAGTCTTTGTTTCCATATAGCCTCTTGTATTCTGAGTCTTGTGTGAAATCAACCAATCCGACAGCCACTCCATCATCTACTGTTTCAAGGTTAGGACCTAATTCTTTTTTGTACACACACTCCATAAGTTCTTCTGAATTATCATCTGTTTCTATCACATAACAACCACCTTCTACAGCCAGTGGATGTATGTCAGGTGGATTGTCCTCATCAGGACACCAATCCATAGTAGGAACTTCACTGCGTCTATCACACGCTTCAATTACTTTCTTGTACTGCTCACCACTGAAGTCTGTCTTTTTTCCAGTCGATTCTAATATTTCATCTTCAGCTTCCTCACCTAAATCAATGACTCTCTGTCTTTTATTAAAGTCATCTATCATATTAACCACCCTTTCCTCAGAGCCTCTAACCACATAACGACATAGATTAAACAACTAGTACAAATTAAAGCTATTGAAAAATAAACCAAATGTTGAATTAATTTTAATATGTTCATACTTTCCACCCTGCACAAAGAGATGCCTCTGGTGGTTTACAATTCATCTGTTCGTTCTGCATCATATCCATCTTAGTTTGAAATTCAGCACAGCTTGATAGTAATAACAGTGCCAACAATAATAAATATTTCACTACTCATCCTCCTCTTCAGTTTCTGTATCACAGTGGTCTTTACATTCTGCACATATCCCACTCAAAAAAACACTAGCACCACAACAACCACTAACCACACCAAACTCATATAAATCATTATAGTCCATACTCATTCTATTTCCCTCTCTTCTTCAGTTAAATCCACAAATTCACATACACTTCCAGTACACGCCATAGTTTTCATACCAATAGTAGTGTCTGTAAGTTCATATTCTTTGATTCTAGACCAGTTTACATACTCAGGCATACCAACAAGAGCCTCAAGATAAACTCCCTCTGTACAGTCCTCATAGGGTGCTTGTTGATAGCTGTGGTCAGAGTATGGTAAGAAGCTGACGCCACTCACTTCATCAAAATGTTCATACACCCACGCACCGACTTCCATCCATTCGTGTTCCTTGACAGAAATAGTGACACTAGGCTTATGTTCACAGTAATGTCTCTGATAGACAAGCCATAATTCCAACTGTTCTATCGCTGTCCTGTCATCTCTTAATACTGCACCCTCTGGTGCTTTCATAGGAAATGTAAATACCTCGACACTATCGGGTTTCATAACATCAGGTTCACAAGGTACACCCTCGTCTTTCATCAGTTGTGCGATAGGGTCTTTAATATCTGCTCTTACCCTCCGTAAGTAATAATTGTTATGTCTAGGATGAATACCTGACGCTGAGTCTACAAGTTGAGAGACAGTACCACTAGGTTTAATAGCAGTAATAGATGCAGACGGACTGATTCCTAATTTCTTAGACCATTCCTTATTAACTTCTACAGCCTCTCTTTTAAGAGATTCTAAGAAAGCAGGTAATTTTGAATGACCATTCATAAAAGAGTTATCCATAATACCAGTTAGTGAGACACCTAAGAGTGCCTCTTCTTCTGTATTAATAGTCCATTTCTTTCTTAATCTTCTAAGGTTTGTTAGTGATGCTTGAAATGTACCAAGTATTGTAGCTAACCTTACTTTCCGCATTATATCTTTTTGTGTATCTGTAGCCCTAATAACAACTTCTGTCAGATTACAGAATTGTCCATCTCTAAGTATAATCTCAGAGCAAGGATTACATCCAAATTCGTGTTCAGTATCTCGTCTGCCACTCTTATCCACTTGTTTAATCGCAGCCTCTCTATTAAAGATACCACGTTCACCTGATTTAGAATCATAAAGTGATAACCATTCTCTCATAAAGATACCCATATCAGGTTTCTCTGTATAGCAGACAGAATTATTACTCAGTGCCATCTCAGGTGTATCTATCCACCATTGTCCAGTCTTAGCATTACGCATACGTTCATCTGTTAGATTAGATAGAGAGATAAGTGCTGACCTACGGACACCACCTACCACTACAACTTCTGCAATCTTACACATCAGACGGTGACACTCATAAGAGTTTAGTTTTCTACCTGACGCATTACGAAATATATTACTAGAGAAGTGAAATAAATCAATCAGAGGTTCAGGACCACTAGCCCTACCTCCGAATGTATTAAGTCTAGAACCTTTAGGTCTGACCTTAGATGTATCCCAGTGTGGCACTTCACCATCAAATAAATAACTTATCAGTTTTCTAAATGCTGACTGCCAACCTTCCTTACTATCTTGTACGACAATAGTATCATCAACATCTACTACTTCTTCAGGTATATCGGGTAGTTTATTAATGAATTGTCTCTCGACACTAAAGCCTACACCAGTACCGTGCATAAGGATGTATAAACATTCATCAAATGCTTTTGGGTGGTCCACGCTTAAATAAGCACAGTTATACCCTGCGATATTATTATCTTTTAGGGCTTTACCTGCGGTCATTAAGGCTCTCATACTAGGCATAACCTCAAGGTTCAGAACTGCTCTTTCCAGTTCACTCCTAGTCTTAGATGTAAGTACACCATCTGTATTTTCTTTTAAGTGTTCCTTCATAAAATCGAAGTAACGAGCGACAGTCTCTTCCCAAGTCTCTCGCCTGTTTTCTTCGGGTAGCCACCTAGCGTATCTGCTAAGTGCTATAAAATTTTGATAGTCATTTGGTAATGTCTTCACTTATATATCCTCCTCTCTTCTTGTTCTCTTTCTTCTTGTTAGTAATAGTTTTAGTATGCCACAGTCTATCATACCGTAAAGCATACTCTAATTTGTTCTTAACAGGATGTGGCGGTCTACTTTTCATCTATAGCCTCTATCTCAATGTTCACCATCTTCTTACCCTTACCATCTAAATAGGTCTTGTAAGTCAAGCGTCCACTCCTGTGCATAAGTATAGCATCAGTTATCCCTCTATCATAACATCTCGTTCCGTGTCGCCACGAAAAGAATGAACCTATTATGAGTAGAGATAACACTAGCAATACAAAATTTTCAGTCGGTATCATCAACATAATAAAACTCCTCTCGTTTATCAATTAATTTATCCTCGAACTCGTGTAGTAAATCTTCAACTGTTATATCTAAGACTTCACACAAAGTACAAGGGTCTATAGTTTCTTGAACTATTCTTTCTTTAAGTTCATTTAGAGTTAGAGCCACCCTCCTCCTCCTGTTGTTCTATCAGTTTATCTAAGAACCATCTAGCTTTCTTCAGGTCACACAATCCATCTTTGAACCTCCAACGAGCGAGATACTTTTGTACATTCGCTGTCAAGTAATCCATCTTTTGGTCTAAGATAAAATCTATGACTTCAATCTTTCCCTGCTTATAGTGACTAGGATTAATTTGTTGTTCTGACATATTCTCAAAGGGGGACATAGGTGGTGAGGGCGAATATCTTGGCTCTTCGCTTTCAATCGCTACTCCCTTATAAGAAACTTCTAATTCTCTGTCCATCTCTTTAACTCCTCTATTTGTTTAGTTGAAAAGATTTTAATATCATACTTAGCACACCATTGTGTGTAAGTGATTTTATTACCTTTCGCAACTTTAGAATCAGGGCGAGGCATTAAGAAGATTAACTCTTTACCTTCAAACTTCATTTGTTCGGCAATAGACCTATACTTCTGTCTGTCCCCGCTCCTGAAGAACCCTTTAACTTCGATATGATATTTGCCCTTAACAAAATCAGGGGTATAGTTCTTTCGAATAGTATAGGCTATCCGACAGGGTTCATATTTCCATTCCTTACCTAATTGTAAAGAACACTCCTTTTCTAACTTAGACCGAAACTTTATTGCCATCTCTATCCACCTCTATAACATTAGGAGTATTTTCGACTTTAACTAAGAATCGTGGTCCATTAGCATAAATGAATGTTCGGAGGTCATCACCCCAACACTCGTGCTTGTACGCACAATAACTACAACCGACACCCAGTTTCATATTACCTGACTTACCGTCAGCCACAGGTTCATAGCATCTCTTAGGCGGTGTCTCAGACTTAACTATATCTTTTATATGCTTAATTCTTTCAGCTATAGAGAAGAAATTAAGTTTAGTCCAGTACCATTGAGACTCGTCAGCCATATCATACTTCAGATAAGTTAAATGTCCATTGGTCTTATCCATAACTAACCAACCGAATTTAGTATCACCCTCAGAATGAGCGTATCCTTTTATTTGGTCTACATATCCAAATGGGTCATCATTAATCAATGAACCATCCTTGAACTTCTTGAAACCATAAGGTGATGAAGACTTAACATCAGTTAAGACACCATCAATCTTACAGTCCATAGACCCTTTGATACCATCTACCTCTGCTTTCTTCTGTTCATCAGTAACATTGTGTCCTGAGAGCTTCGCTAGAGCTAGTACCATTTCCTCTATCAGATGACCGTAGAGGAATTTTATGCGAGTATGAGGCATAAGTTCCTCACCCTCGTATCCGTTATAAGAATACCACAGTTGTCTATCTTGCTTACCTATGTTAGACATACGAAGTTTACGTCTATCAAACTCGTGTTCTGTAATATTATTCTTTAAGATTTTCTTCACGTTCTCACCGAAGTCATCTATTATTTTATCGACATCTACACCATCAGAAATTTCTTTGGTGTCTATCATTTGATATATGTCTTCTACTAATGTTTCTGTACTCATTGTACCTCCTTTAAAATTTTATTTATTAACTCTCTTATCTTTAAAAGATAGATTTTACTAGCATTATGGTCTCCACCTGTTACTGAATATCCTTGCTTATAAATTTTCTTTAGAGTTTCTGTGGGTATTATAAATCCTAAGATAAACTTATCATTATCTGTTAAGTTATGTATCCAAACATCTGATTCAGTAGCCTCAATTCCACTAGGCTTACCATAACTTTCGTATTCGATACAAATATTACCTGTCTTTTTCCACTTATCTTTTTCAGTTTTAACTTCAGCAGTTTTTAATTTATCTACAACAAAATCTTCCCACTTCTCACCAAACTTTAAATCTAAATCAAACTTTTTAAATGATTTACCTCTATTATTTGCTGATACTAATGTGTCTGTTGCCACGTTTTACCTACCTTATATTGACCGTCCAAAGGACAGTTTAGTTTAAAAGACTCACCTGCTCGAATGATAGACCCTACCGCTAGACCACCGAAGAACTCAGCTTGGTCATCTCTGACCTCACATTGAAATTCATCGTGGACATTCAATACAAACTTGTAGTCTATATTATATAGTCTCGCATATCCGTCTAGCAATACCAACGCTTTCTTCATAATCACCGCACCTGCACTCTGTAATAGAGTGTTCAGAGATGCGTGTTGTGAGCGTATGTGTAGCTTACGTCCATCTAATCCAGTCACCCAACCTTTCTTACTAGATTTAGTGA